TAAATCTGTGTAATCTTTTAATCCTTTTTCTTTTTTAAATCGTTTTAATTCTTGGTCTATTAAAAATAATGTATCTCTTTCTATATCCAATAAATTTGTTCTTGAATCATAGCACTCCATTAAATCCATTTTCTTAACTCTTGCTGTATTAATGATAGTTAAATATTCATTATCAGAATTAAAGATACCATCCTCATCTGAATAAGATGCAGTTTTAATTGGTATATTACATTTTAATCCAAACTCTCTATAATCTTGTGGACTCATCATTTTATCTCTCGCCATACTTAATGATTTAAATGCAAGTGAATGTAATGTTTTAAAATAAGTTAAATCACGTTCTGGACTTAATCCAAATTTTTCTGCTGCTCTTGTTGCTGCTTCTCTTGCAGCTTTCTTGGTAAAAGAAAAATAACCTATCTCTCTTGGTTTAATTCCTTGTTTAATAAATTCATCTACCAAGTTTAACAACGTTGTTGTCTTTCCTGTTCCAGGTGGACCTAATATTATTGTTTTCATATTTCTTTAACCTCCTTTCTAATATTTCTTTTTGCAATTTTACTTTTTCATATTGTTCTTTTAACAATCTGTATTTTAAAAACCAATTAATACCTATCATTAGAAATGTTGCTCCTGATATTTAATTGGTGATACTGTTGTATTTATTTTTTTCATTGTTCTAATCTTAACCAATCTAGGTTGTTGACCTTTAATTCTAACTCTTGATTCTTCTACAAATATTCCATCTGCTTTTAGTGATGTAATTAAATTACCTGTCTTTGCCTTATCCATTTCCCAATGATTCTTTTTGCAAAAGTTAAAAAAGTCTTCCATTCTAAAATATGTAAATTCTCTTTTATCATCTGTATATGGAAGTTTATTAAAGATATCATCCATAGTCCTTGCACTTTGTCTATTGGTAGTCCAATCTTGTAGCAATGAAATGATTTGATTTTTAGGATCTAATGATTCTAAAGGTTGAACAGTTTCTAACTTTTCCATTAAAGGTTTTAAATAAAACTCTCTCCAATCTTTTTCTTTTAATTTAGGCACTAATAAATCTGCTTTTTCTAACATTGCTAATGAAAATAGTGCAGGACTAGCTAACTGTTCTGCTTTTAATTCAACTCTTTTTTGTTTTTTATCTTCGGTTTCTTCTCCAATATCTAAAAAGTATTGTGGTGGATTAGAATTGTATTTAGTTAAATTACTAAGTTTAGGCATTACTTCTTCTCCATCACCAACGCCAAATTTTTTAGTTCTGCATAAAGATGGATTACAAACATCAACAATTGGAGGAAGTTTACATCTGTATTTATCATAACCTTTTTTACCAACAGATTTTAATAACTGTTGTACTTCTCCATTTGGTAATGGTGGAGACATGTATTTTAAGTTAGCTGCAACGACTTTATCTTGCCAAAAATCTGGATCCGATTGTTTAAAATATATGGCAATATTAAACAATGAGTTATTTCTAGATCCTTCGCCAAAGCCGTCGCGAGCTAATCTATTTAAACATGGAGGCCCATCTTTAAATATCTCTTCTACTTTTTCTTCTTTGATTTCAATCTTTTCAACTTCTTCCCTGCTGCGCGCATAAACATCATAGAGCTTATAAAATTCCTCAATTGACATAGCGGCGCCATTATCGTCAAACGCATATCTTAATCCTTTTGTTTGGTTATGGTATGGGAGATTTAAAAAATTACCTGTGTCCCCACGTTCCACAAGTATTTCAGTTTGTTTAGGAAATATCTCAACACCTGAATATCCTAAAACATCTGAAATCTTTTTAAGTGTAGTTTGCATCAAAGATGCAGGTATAAATTCTTTTGTAAATAAAAATACGTGCGCACCTCCAGATTTAGATCTGAATACTATTAATGGAAGTTTTAAACTTCTTATTTTTTGTACTAATTCTTTATGATTAAGATTATACTGATCAACATCAATACAACCCCACTTACAGTTATTATGCTCGTTAATTGGAATAATACCCAAAGCAGGATCAACACCATTAAGATGGTCTTCCCAAAGGTTATCCGTGATCTGTTTTCTAACGATAAATGCTTTTCCTTTTTGTTTTCCATTTTCGCCGCGTTCTCCTTTTTGATATTGTCCGTATGCACTTTGTAGTCCACTAAATATTTCCTTAAATTTTTCTTTCATGTTTTGCCATATTGTTTGGGGCTCGTATTACCGAGCCCCGGTTTTAGATTAAATTAGAACGGCACGTTCTCATTTACTCTCTCTTCTACATCAGCTCTTGTTTGCACCGATCCTTTTCTTACATCACCAGCAAAACCTTTTGCACTAATGTACAAAGATTTATCTTTGGTTTCTAAAATTCGGTCTTGTGTTACTACCCAACCATACCAACTACCTTTATCATTTTTTTGTAAAGTAGATGCTAGATTGTATACAACACCATGCATTGGAGGAACTGCAAATCCACCTTTACCGTCAGCAATCTGAACAGTTTTCATCATTGCGTTCCACTTCTTGCTTACATTGAGTTGAGTTGATTTCATGGTAATTAAAGCTGGAGTATAACCACCTGCTTTAGTTTCTACCATTACATAGTAAGAAGCAGTTTCTTCTAAATAGTTACCATTTGGTAATCTAATTTTAGATCCTTCTCTCTTACCTGTAGCTATCACTGGACTGTTTGGTAAGTGAATTGCAACTGGCGCTGCAGATCCTTCACCTCTTTCAGACCATTCTGGATAGTCTTTCTTATAGTAACAAGGAATAACTTTAATTCCTTTTTTACCATCATACAGTTCACTTGTAACTGTATTGTAAATCATACCAGGTTTAGCACCTGATACATATTTAGCATCACCTTCAGTTACCTGTGGTGATAATTGTCCAAGGATTCTTATGAAAGGTAACGCAAGATCTTGTTGCGTCATGTTTTCAAAGCCTTTGTCTAGATCATCTCCAAACAAAGCTACAGAACCATTGGTTACTGTTTTTTTAACCATTGCTTCATTAGCCATCATCGTTTCTCCATTATTTACGGGTTATTTTAGTTGTGTCTTTAATCCAAGTACTAAAGACTTCAGAAGGCATGTCGAGCCCGGACTCGACACGCTCCTGAAATAGAGCTGTCAAAGTGTTCCACGCCACATCAGATTTCTGTTGTGGATTAAAACCATTTGACGCTGCAAGGTCCAACAATTGTTGTGCCTTGTTATCTTCGCCACGACCGAACGTAACAGAAACATTGTTTTTAATAATGTCTCCAAGTCCGTTTTCACGAAGCCATTTATAAGCTTCTTCCCTTCGGATATCATCTTTGGGAAGAGTACATCTGTATTCTCTTTTGACTGTTACAGATGAACCATCAGCTAATTTCAAAGAACTCAAACCTTGCTCTGCAAGTAGTTCGGGTATAATTCTTGAACTTATATCGTCAGCTAATTTTTTTAAATTATCTACATGTTCTTCAGCACGCGCAATATCATCCTGTAAGTTTTTTAACTTTTGACATTCAGCTGCTATAGTAGTTACTTCTACATTGTCTAGAAGATCTGTTGAATCTTCTAACATCATTTGTTTTACATCGTCACTCATATTATCCTTTCTGAAAGAGATCGATTTCAATTGGGTAATATTTAAGCTCTCTACGATCCCATTTCAAGAGATTAAATTGACCATTGGTCATATCGGTTGCTATAGCACAGGAAATACCAATGATCGAAGGATCTCCTGTTAGCAATATATAATCCTGTTTCCTAAAGTCTCTAAGATTTTTTCTCATCTTGAAAACAAAAGGAGAAGAACTATATATAATTTGTGAATCATCACCATATCTAGGTAAACAAATAACTAAATAACCAAAGTTAGATGCACCTAAAATGTTAATATTTGCAGGTGGTTCTTGCAATACATAAACAAAATTTTCTTTAGGATTGTTTTTATAAAATTCTAAAAACTCTCGCAAAGATCTTTCTTCAAACAATTTAAATATTTTAGTCTTCATTCTTATTTCTCTCTTGACAAACAATATAATGATGTTTATTTATTATGTCAATAGAAAGAATTAAATTATTTTATGGTAAGAAATTATAGGTTTAAAAGTAAACCATATGAACATCAATTGGTTGCTTTAGAAAAATCTTGGGACAAAGAAGAGTTTGCATACTTCATGGAAATGGGTACTGGAAAATCAAAAGTTCTCATTGATAATATTGCTATGCTTTATGATAAAGGCAAAATTAATGCGGCAATGATTATAGCACCAAAAGGTGTTTATAGGAACTGGTTATCTTCAGAAATTCCCACACATATGCCTAGCCATATACAATATAAAAGTGTATTATGGACAGCTTCGACATCCAAAACAAAAGATAAAGAGTACCAATCTTTGTTTGAAACAGACTATAACCTTCACATCTTTATTATGAATGTTGAGGCCTTATCAACGCCAAAAGGTATGACTTTTGCGCGTAAGTTTTTGTCGTGTCATAATACTTTAATTGCTGTAGATGAATCTACTACAATTAAAACACCAAAAGCTGCACGTACTAGAAATATTATAAGTATTGCAAATCTTGCTAAATACAGAAGAATACTTACAGGTTCTCCTATAACTAAATCTCCATTAGATTTATATACACAATGTAAATTTCTTAATGAACATTTATTAGGTTTTAGTTCTTATTATTCTTTTCAAAATAGATATGCTTGTATGGTAGATAAATGGTTTGGTGGTAGAAAAGTATCTGTTATTAAATCATATCAAAGATTAGATGAATTATCTAAATCAATAGAACCTTTTTCTTATCGTGTATTAAAAGAAGATTGTTTGGATTTACCTGATAAAATTTATATTAGAAGAGAAATAGAACTTACAGAAGAACAATTAAAGATGTATCAATCAATGAAACTCGTTGCCATGGCAGCTCTAAAAGGTAAAGTTGTTAAAGCTCCTCATGTATTAACTCAATTAATGAGATTGCATCAAATTACTTGTGGACATGTAATGACTGAAACCGGTGAAATAGTTGATATTGAAAACAATAGATTAAAAGAACTTATTAACATATTAGAAGAAGTTGAAAGTAAAGTTATTATTTGGTCACACTATACTCACGATATTAGAAAAATTTCAGCTGAATTAAGAAAAATATATGGTGAAGATTCTGTAGTAGAATATTACGGTGAAACAGATTCAGAAATAAGACAAGAAAGTATAGACAAATTCCAAGATCCACGATCCTCGGTCCGATTCTTCGTGGGCAATCCACAAACAGGCGGGTATGGTATTACACTAACCGCGGCCAGTACAGTTATCTATTATTCTAATGGTTATGATTTAGAAAAAAGATTGCAGTCAGAGGACCGCGCACACAGAATAGGACAAAAAAAATCTGTTACTTATATTGATTTAATTGCAGAAAAAACTGTTGATGAAAAGATTGTTAAAGCTCTTCGCAAAAAAATTAATATTGCGTCTGAAGTACTTGGTGAAGATTTGAAGGAGTGGATATAAACTTCCACTCCTCCTCATTATAAGGCATCATTATTTATAATTTTTATAGATTAAATATCCTACAACTATAAAAGAAATAACAAAAAATATTCCAATTGTAGTAATTACTTAATGTCTATTTTAACACCTTCAATCTCTTTTGGTTCATTGTAACCAAATTTGATTTTAAGTAGACCATCTTTCATTTCGGCTTCGTCAATCACTACATCTT